TCTTCCCTACTGCATCAAGTACAGCTTTAATAGGAAGTAGTAATACATTAAGTAAAGGAACTAAAAGATTGATTAAGTTTCCTATCACTTCCATTACAAGCTCAATGATAGGCATTAAAACTTCACCTACCGCTTCAACTATCATGAAGATTGGCTCAAGTATCTGCATTAAGATACTACCAAGTTCCATCAAGATATCTTTAAAGGTCTCGGTTTGAGTTAAAGCCATAATAAGAATAGCAATCAAAGCTCCTATTCCTAAAGTTGCAGCACTTATTCCAGCACTAGCAAAAAAGCCACTAGTTCCAGTAGCGGTTAAAGCAGTCGATAAGCCTTTTACAATTGGAATGATAGTTGTAATGATTTTTATGGCAGGTCCAATAGCAGCAACTAGTCCTATAACTACTAAAATCGTCTTTTTAGTCGTGTCATTCATGTTTGCTAGTTTATTTGCCCATTCACTAATCTTTGGAATGATCGAATCTTTAAGATAAGTTAAAAACTCTGTCATTATCGGAAGTAAGATCTGCGCTAATTCTACTCCTAATGTTTGAAGCTCTTGTTTTACTTTATCTAGTTCATCATTAAACTTAGCAGAAGTCTCGACTTCTTCTTCAGTGATAACACCTAGTTCCTGACACTCATTTCTAAAGTTATCAATTTCAGTACTTGAGGCGCTTAAAAGTTGCTGTAAGTCAGTACCTATCTTTTCGCCAAAAATATCATTTGCGATTCCAACTCTTAAGGTTTCATCTTCTAAGTTAGCTAAAGCGTTACGAATAATCTCAAAAGCCTCATCGACATTTTTACCTTTTAAATCATCGTAGGTAATTCCTAATTTTGTTAAGGCTTCCGTTGCAGATGAGGTATTGCCACTAGCTAAATCACCAAGTAATGAGTTAGTTTTAGTAAATGCTTTTTGAAGTTGTTCATTATCTACTGCAAGAAGTTTTGCTACATAGTTCCATTCTTGAAGTGCCTCTACTGACATTCCAAGCTTCGAGGCTTGATCTCCTAATTCATCAGCTGTTTCAGCACTTTTAACGGACAATGTAGTTAAAGCCGTTACTGCGCCTAGAATTGGTGCGGTCACATACTTAGTAAGATTTGAGCCAACTTTACTTAACTTATTTAAATTAGCATTTCCTAATTCATTAATTTTCTTAGTGGTATCTTCAAGTTGATTGTTTAACTTATTAATATCGGCTTCTGTATATTCAACGTTTCTTCTAAGTTGATTGAATTCCTTTACGGAGATATCGCCAATCTCAAGAGCTTTCTTTGCTTTTTCTAATTGTTCATTTTGGTTTTGAAGTTTCTTTTTCGACTCTTCTAAAATTGAGTTAAGTGTTTCTTGTTTTTTCTTCCAAAGGTCAAGATTAGTTGAATCATAGCGTAAAGAGGTATTAATAGCCTTTAGGTCTTTTTGTTGTTCTTTAAGATTTGCTTTGATATTAGTCAATTCATTTTGCAGGTCTTTTGCATCAAGGGTTAATTTGATATTTAAGCCTCTTACTGTTTCAGCCATTTAGTTACCTCCTTTCGCTATAAGAAAAAACTATCAATATCAGATTGATTCGCTCTTCTTTTGGTTTCACCTTTATAGAGTTCTTTTTCAATTTCAATAAGCTCTATATAGGTTCCAATATCAAAGTGCTTGGTGTCTTCAATTGATAGTCCTAGTTTTGCTATGTTAAAAATGATCGCAGAAGAAAAGGAATACTTATTGTCGAAAGGTATCTCCCTTATTTCCTCCTGCTTTCTTATCTGTTTTTAATAGCTCAACAATAGTGTTAGTTAAATTAGTTAAAAGAGATGCATCATTTAAAATAGAAAAGTCTAGTTTTTCTAAAAACCCTTTAAAAGTCTCATCTTCTTTAGGATTTGATAATACAAAGACAATTCTAAAAATGATCTCGATAACATTCGTGATGTTTTCTTCTTTTGTGTTCTCTAACTTCTTGATGTCATTAAAAAGCTCACTTCCAAAGCGTGACTTATAATCGATTAAAGAATATAGGCTGCTTCTTAAAATGAGCTTCTTATCTCCTAAAATTACTTCTTTTTCCATAGACTAACCCTCGATTGTAGGAAGCGTAACCTTATCAAAGAAAGCCTCATAATTTGAGTCACCTTTAGATGCGATGACTCTTAAGACTTCCTTATCATTAACTTCAATAGGACGAGCAGTGATAGTTAAAGACACACTGTTAGCCTCAATTGAATCTGCTTTTGATTTGGTAGCTTGTCCGACTGGTGTAGCTGTGCATAAGAAATACCAGACTCTTCTAGCTTTACTATCGCCTTGAATTTCATATCCTAAGGCAAAAGTCTTAACATCAGCGTTTACCACTTCAACTAAGTTATTGTTGCTATCTAGGGCATAACCAAAGATATCCTTTTTAAATTCATCGGAAAGTTCAGTAAGTTTAAGCGTGATAGTTGCCCCACTATTTGAAACAAGAGTATGAAAGATCTTATCATCTGCATAAACTTGTGTGGTCCCACCGACGAGTTCACTAGAAAACTCCTGTGCGCCTATCAGGTCTTTAGGTGTATCAAATGTCCAGGTATCTTCAGCAAAAGTAGCCAAAGCATAATGAACATTACGTAAGCCAAATGTGATTTTATTCGACATGTTTAAATTCCTCCATTTTTATTTCATAGATTGTTGAGATTGTATTGTTTTGATTTAAGTATTCGCTTGTAAGAGTAAAAGGCAGGTCGTTTGCTATAAAGATTTCTTCTAGTTTCATGGCTAAAACATCAGCTTCTTTTACATCACTTGTAATTAAATTAATTTGATAAAGCGTTGTTCTAATACTTGCTAAATCATCAGAAAACTCTTTAAAAGTCGAGTTAATTTTAGAAAACACGATAATTGGTGTCTTTATCTCTTCTACATCCTTTGGTGAAAAAGATAAGTAATAAGAAGGCGCTACTTCATCTAAAATGCTTTTAAGTTTTGTTAGCTGCATTTTTAATCGCCTCCTTTATCTTTTCTTCCATCTTAGGTGCTTCCTTTTCATAACTCGGTCTTAAAAACGGCCTAGCTGAAACAAATCTACCGCTTCGATGAACAAAGCCAAACTCGATAAGATGGACAAGCCTTCCTTTACTTTTAGAGTAAATAGTCACGCTTTTGTTTACTTTTGTCCCTTCTTTAAGAGCAGTAAAACTATCTTTTAAGTGCTCATTAGAATTTCCTATCGGAGCAGTTTCTTTAATATCGCTTATGATGTCACTTGCCGTTTTATCTAAGATTTCATCTAACTCGTTATCAAAATCAAGAGACTTTTCAATCAACTCACTTATCTTTAAAGTAAAATCATCTAAACTAGCCACTTACCTTTCACCTTTAAATTTGTGCTTTCAAGAGTGAGCTCAAGTAAATGTGAAAGCTCATAAGTCTTAATCACTTTATAGATTGCGTTATCGATTAAAATGTATCTCTCGCCTTGATATAAAAAAGAATTAATCCTGATAATTCTAGAAACCTTATAGCCACTTCTACTTGCTTCATAAAACTCACTTCTAGTGATATTAGTTGGAATAGCCACCATCTCTTTACTTGAAGTAATTTCAAATCTTTGTTTTCCATATTTATCAGTAGTGTCACTTACTTTTAATAGAGCTACTTTAAGTGAAAAAGCATTAATCATGTTTAGTTAAAGCTAGTTGTTTAAGCAAGAAATCAAAATGCTTAGGTAGCTCTTTCAAGTTTCCATCTGACTTAAAACCAAATGATGTAGAAACATAGATAAGAATAAAAGAAGTCACCAAGGGGTCAGCTTCATCAACAAGATACTTCTCATTAACTCCACTGCCCCTAAGTAACTCTTTAGCTGCTTCTATAAACGCATTTAACTCTGCGTCAAGTTCATGGCTATCTAACGGTATACCTAGTGAGTTTTTAACTAGGTCAAGAACCATTATTCAGTAGGCTCACTGACTGGAGTTGCCTCACCTTTTTTAACTCTTACAAAGCCTTTATAACCGACAACATTACCACCAGTAAATACACTAGCCTTATAACAAATGATGCCGTCTTTAAATTTATAGTCCGTGCTCTTTCCAATCTCAACGTTAGAGAAGATAGGGACTTCATAGTTAAATAAAGAACCATAGGCAATGCAGTAGGTACCTACACCAGTTGAAGGATCACTTAAAGCACTACAATTGCCATTTAAGACATAAGGAATGCCATCAATAGTTTGATTAACATAATCGATATTATGGACTTTTCTTCCTTCTTTGGTTCTAAGTTTAGCAAAGGCTCTTAAATCGTTTTTATTGATAATAAGGCAAGCCCCGTTTTCGATTGCTTCATCTCCACCATAAGCAAATACGATATCATCAAGTGTATTTTCATCAATCGCACTAATCTCTAAATCAGCTTGATCTTTTAAAGCGTCTGCCTTATCAGAGAAAATACCAGTAAAGTTATTAGTAGTTCCATCGCCTTTAATGATTTGTTGAGAGATTTTCTTTCTTAAAGAGATGTTGATGTTTTTAATAACCTCTGCTTGATAGTTAATTGCAGGAAGCTTTTCTAATTCTTCTGTAATCTCAGTGTAGGCAGTAACTTTGACCTTTGGAATAGTGACATATCCATAGTGAGGTTCAGTTTCAGTATAGCTTGCTCCTTCTTCAGTAGTTCCTGCTTCACCATAGGATTTAACATAAGACTTAGTATAAGTCTCACCGCCTTGAAGATTAATGGTATGAACCCTATCAACAAGTTCGCTGACTGGCTTAAATGGATAAGGAGCTAAAGTTGAATCGACGTGTTCAGGAAGTAAAACTTCATCACTAGAAACTTTAATAGTCCTATTTTCCATTAAGTCTTTACCACGTTTTTCTAGCAAATCCCTTTGTTCTGCATTGTTTTTAGTAGAAATCATTGGAATTTCAGTCATCTTAGTAAGTGACATTTTCTTTTCAATCATGCTTCTTTCCTCTTGAAGTTTGTCAGTTTCCTTTTCCATCTCTTCAAGTTTTTTCATATCCTCTTCTTTTTCGACCATACTTCTAATTTCAGTAAGTCTATCTTCAATTTCTTTTTTTCTTAAAACTAAGTTCATATTTTTATTTACCTCCAATTTTTAGTTTTAAATTTATTCTTCTCCTTATAAGTTCTTTCTTTTCATTCTCTTTAGCTAAATCCATAGCCCTTAATTCCGACTCCACGAAATCAAGCGAGCGAGAATAAATCGAAGTTCCTTCATAAGCTGGAAGATCAACAATAGAAACGTCATATAAACGCTCAATCGATGTAATCTTTCTTAGCGGAACATCTCCACTTCTATCCCATTCCTGGGAAGCGACAGTAAAAGCAAAAGACATCTTATCTAAGAGTCCATTTTGAACCATTTTATAGATGTCTTTATTTGTTTGTGTATCAAGTAACTCAGCTCTTATTTTTAAGCCTTTATCATCAACTTCTAGCTTTAGCGAGCCGTTTTTAGTTCTAGCAATCACTAGAAAATTATCCATGTGATTATATTTAAGAGGTACATCTTTCATTGAGGTGTTAATTAAAGCATTAGGCATAATCATTTCTCTAAAGCCTCGCTTTGCATCACCTATTAAAGTTTCCTCGTTAAAGACAATGGCATAACCTTCAAGTATCATTTTGTTTTCATCATCACTTGTTAGGTTTAATGTCGCTGTTCTTGTTTCCTTTATCATCTAGGTTTTCCTCCTTTTCTTCTTTACCAATTTGATATTTATTTGCCTTATCGCTATCGACAAAATTAAGAGATTGAAGTCTCTTGTTTCCTCCTTCTATCGGCTCAAGTCCAAGTAATCCTCGGCATTCGTTTATCGACATAAGTCCAAGTGACATGAGCTTCTCTATTGCTGATACTTTTGTAGTCCAGCTTGCATACTGAAGCCTTTCACTATAAAAGATTATTTCCGTTCCATTTTTAAGTTCGTTATCTGTTAAAAGTCCTAAAGAAAAAGCCTCACTAAGCTGAATAGCAAGAGGCTCAATTGTCGTTTCATAAAACGCATTAAATTCATTCTCATTATAAGAGTTAGAGAACACAGGAAGGCTTACTCCAAAGTAGTCAAGAATCTTAGATTGGATGAAATTAAGTGTATCTTTATCAACAAGTTTAGGATCTAAAGAAATAGGAACATACTCACTTTTTAAATCCATAGGTACGATTGAAGATTTGTTTTTAGATGAACCTTCGAGCGCTCTATTAAATGACTCGACTGCCTTGTTTCTATCTTCTTCTTTTAATAGACCATTAAGTTTTAAAATACCTTTAATTTGAAACGAACTAAAGACTGCCTTTTCTACTCCTTGAAGTAAAGCATCATTTATTCCTAGAGTCTTAAGCAATGCTCCATGACTTGATTTACTTCCACTTCCTCCAAAGATATCGTTACCTGTATAAAATCTTCTTAAATGAATCACGTTTTCTTTAGGAAGAATAAATGACTCACCACTTTCAAAGTAAAACTTTAAATAATAGGCTTCAGACTTATCTACTATTGGTTCTACTATGATTGGATTAAGTGGATATAAAGCCTTAAGTTCTAATGTGTCTCTATCATAAAGTGGATAGACAAAAGCATTATCATTAAGTAACAGTAATGAAACCACCTTATAAATAAACTGATAAGGCGTCATGTATTCATTTGGCTTTGATTTCAATAAAAAAGAGAGGTTTTTGTTCCTCTCCGTGATGATTCCGTCTTCGCTTCTTTTTATGCATCTACCTTTAAGCTTGGCGCATTGACTTGCTATCCTATCAATACATATTAGAACTACATCTGAATTAGTTATCTTCTCTCCAAATGGTGTCAAAGGAAGAGCGATATCATTAATCAAACCTAAAGCATTAAAATTTTCTAATTTCTTCTTTTTTCTTTTAAAAATCACATTAAAACTCCTCCTTTTTC